CCATTGATTGACAAAATCTTTGCCTTCTGCGTCCTGAAACTTGTAAACCTTTTTTTGGTATTTTGTTGTTGGCTCAATGACTATGCTATCTGCATCAACTTTATCGGTAAAGTCTTTACGCGTTGTGCCTGTTTCCCAATAAACGTTCCAAGGCTCTATAAACACTACTCCCGGATCGGTGCGCTTAGTCACCATAATCAAATTAAACTTTTCGCAAATAGCACGTAGCCATTCGTCTACACTAACATCAGGGAAGTTCGCAGACACATCAACAAAGCCTGCCGTCCCCGTGTACGTAGTCAAAGCAAATAGCGAAACACCGGATGAATCTGTGTTGGAAAAAGTAACACCATCAAACGTATTGTTATGCAGTGCTTGCACTGTCACAACATCCCCTGCGTTTAATTCTAATAACGCTGCAAAATCTGCCAGGCATGTTTCTAAAGGTGTGCATTGGGTAAGATTTGTTTGTGATGTTGGCTGACCATTAACAAGGAAACGCGCTTGTACGCTATAACTTGACGCGCTTGTTACGGTTGGCACGCTACAAATCAATCGACTTGTCAAATAGTAGTTGCCATCATAAGGAACTATGAATGCACCGGCTGCATTTATTAGTCCATCAGGATCAAAGAAAGGTGAACTTGATTCATCTGTGAACGCAAGTGTTTGATATATGCCTGCACTTGAAGCAGGTATTGCAAGACTAGAACTTAAACCAACCCTAAATCCGTAAGAAGCACGACTGACTGCTCGCTCTGTTTCTGTAGCAAGAAACATGTAAATTTTACGAAAGTCTGCTGCATCAAGAAAAGCACTGTTGTATACAAGACCTGCGTATTGAAAGATGTATTCAATTAAATACTGTATGCGTATGGCAGGCTTGAAGTTTTTAGCTGCTAATGGTGCTTGCCCACCACTTGTTCCCATGCCCACACCGTTAACGCCATAAACAAAACCCATTCCAATACCTTCTTGGTTTTGGTTATTAGTGGAATTTTGCCCCCAATCAGACAGCGGATAAACAATTGTGCCTGCACCTACTCCACCTGTTGTCACATCGTTTGTAGTTGTCCAGGAACTAATGATGTTTGACCAATTTAGCGCATGGTCTAAATCTGTGTCTACACCTGCGTCACTTGTAAATAACTCTTCCCATGATAAATCCCTTATCTGTTCGAATAGGTCTGCTAGTTGCTCTACTATGTTAACTGTAAATTCATTGTCGCTTGCTGCATACAATTGCAACGTGCCTTCCATTATTAAAATGCCTTCGTCATAAAGCTGCACCTTAGTACGTACGGTCGGCTGAAAAGACCCTAAGCTGACATTAAAATCATGATAGTATGAAAAGAACTTAATATTTGTTCTTGTCATTGGTAGCTTAAAGTTGAACGTGTAAGGCGATTTGCTCGCAAGCGGATCGTTCAAGTCTTGAAACTGAAAGTTTAGCTCTATAGGAATATTAGGTACGTCTAATTCGTACTGCGTAGTTCCACCCTGTACAATTGCGACAAGCTGTGCCATTAGCGGATTGCTCTTTTACGTGCTACTTCGATGTTTACCTCATACGACGACAACCCATCTTTAACTGCTGACTTTTGCATAAACTGATTGTCGCTCACAAATCCTCTGACATATCCGTATGTGTTTTGCTCATTAGCATTTAGCCCATAATCTTTTGACGGTGTGATATAGACTCTTTCGCTACTTAGCAATGACATCATCAAAGGGGCAAGTTCATCAGGATTACCAAAGGCTGTGTTTAGCTTTAAGGTTGTTGTTGTGCGAATCTTGCTTTGTGTCTTACCACCTTCATAAGAATACTTGACGTAATTCGTACCATCGCCATCAGCATCAAAGCTATTTCCTCCAATCTGTCTAAAGTCGGTGCGCTCCATGTTTTGCGCTAGTTCAGAAAGCCCACTAAAAACTAGATTATCAATACCTCCTTTGCTGTTCCACCAATGCACGGTATAAAAGTCATCTGCGCTTTGAAACTTAGTGCATGGTAAACGATAAAATTTATAGGTTTGACTTACAGGATTTGCAAAAGCATCAGCAGCACTTCCTAATACCACTTCGTAATGCGTCCAACCATTATTTGTGCTTGACCCTGGGTTTATATCGCTTGCTAATTGTGTCGATAAATTTGCCGTCCCGACTGCTACGTAAATTAAACGTTCACCATCATTCGATGCGGAACTAGGGTCTTGCCCACCGTTCGTGCTGCTGTTTTCAATAACCGTAGTGCTTAAAACAGTTGTTCCATTGTAATACCTGTAGCCAATGTGTGTTGCTAAAGAATCAGAGTTGTTCAAAAAGGCTAATGTTGCCCAACTTGTTTTTGCTATGCCGTCAAAAAGCACATCAGTTTTCAGCCCTAAATCAGTAACGGGAATATCACTTAGCATATATTTTGTGTCCGCGTCCGGCACATATTCATCGCTATCTGCGTTGTCTATTATGTCCGTGGTTGCCAGGGTAAAGTTTCCGTTGACTACCTCAACACTTGCTGATTCTTGACCCAATGTTATTGTCGGTTCTGTATCTGCGCTTGTTGCTTTGCTATAACCAAAGTCCAAACTTATTGTGCGAAAGGCATCGGTGCTTGTGCTTAAAACATTGCTATTTGATTTACCTAAGTTCAGTATGTCTTCGTCCTGCTTTACAGCCTGTGCAATTACATTCCGTAGATTAAATACTGCTGCGTTTGCATTATTAGGAAGCTGTAAAAGTATTGCCTCTATTGTTGACCCTACCGTCACTTGACACGCATAACGATATTTGGGATCAGTTACGTTATCTGTGTCTTTGACTACATAGATAAAATCATCATATGACCCATGTAAACCTGTCGTAGATTGATTGAGTGTATACGGCATTAGATAGTTATTGAAATTTCATACGTGCGTGAAAAATTGTCTTTAAGAAAAATGTCTATGTCTTTCTCAAGACCTGCTTGTAACAAGCTTATTGCCTGCTTTAGCGTTTCGTCAATTGCCATTGAGTAGTAGTAGGAAGGCTTTATACCGGTCAAATAAACAGATCGGCTAATCCATTTCGACATAGTATCGAAACTTAAAAACCTGCCTTTTGCGTCACGCCATGTTTGGTTGCTGATGCCTTTGTCTACAATCCATTTTCTTATAGCAGGCTGTAACGTACCCTTTTGACCTGTACCACTACCAAAGCGATAGGGGCTATTAGGTGCTTTTGCGCTTGAGGCTGCACCTTGTACGCCCTGTTCTACAAAATCATAGTAAGGTGCGTGACCTTTAAACTGCATAGTCAAGCCATCATCCGTTTCTGTCAGACTAAAATACAAGCCATCAGCAAGTGTTCCTGTAACAATCTTGTCCTGCATTGCTAGATTTGCTCGTGCCTGAACTACGATTTTCGCGCCTATTTTTTTACACGCCTGCACAAAGGCATACAATTCTAAATCGTAATCTTTGCCATCTACTGATATGTTGATTGTTAAATCATCCATAAGGGGCTTCACATAGATTGATTGGATTTGGCAGCTTTATATCAAACTGCGTACTCCACCCTGTAAGGCTGTTATCAAAACGTGCTGTAAATGGCTGACAGTTCAAAGGCAGTAGAAACGACCAATTGTTTCCTTCTACCAAACTTCCAACATTCATGTTAAAGACAAATTGACTTGCGACATCTTGCAGCAACAAAAGCGTTTCGGAATAGATTTCGGTGATGTGATCCTGCTGCTCCTCAATCACTAAGTCACCAACAATAATTTCATAGGTAAGAACTGTGTCGCCACCATTGATTTGCGCTCCTGTACACTGACCGTATAGCAACGGGTAATCCGTGACGTTAAGCTTCTGCATGTCGAGCGTGTCGATAGTGAATGTCTGAAAGCTTTTTAGTACCTGGTGGTCTTGTACAATTGCCTTGAGCATATTGTTTATGTCAGTTATTGTTTGCATCTATTTTTACGTTTTTGCTGACTTGCAAGTCTTTTTCATAAGACATGAAGTTAAGTACCACTTCTATATATAATTCCGTTACAGCATTTATTTTCAGGACATCCCCACCTGCTAATTCATGAATGATAGCATACCATCCCCATTTACTACCTACACTTTTTTGCTGTTCGTCTGCTCCTTTCTGACTAAAGATTGTTGCGTAGTGATAGCTAATGCCTTTTCTATGTTGCAAAAAAAAACAAGCGCACCCATTACTACGTTCATTGGCAAGGTTAGCATATCCTCTGCTCTCTTTTTGTCAGGCTTGTATAGTTCTATCTCATAACAGTCATCGCGGATTAGTGCAATCGGTCTGTACAGAATAGACATGATATGCTCTAAATTTTTAAATGTACTATCCTGCATGTATGTTTCTATGTCTGCAAATTCACCCACTGTCAAGGTTGACCAATCCGGTATAAACCCGTACTGCTTGTTCTTGTGTGTTATGATGTTCTGCAAAGGCATTTGCATTGTACGTGCGTCAGGCTCAGATAGAAACCAATGTATTTTTTCTGTAGCTTTTGCTAAATCTCCCCATTCCACATGCTCAAGCGTTCCAGGTGCTAACCCTGCCAACACTTCAATTGATCGCCTAACGGCTGCATAGGATTCTGTTTCTCGTTCGTACACTTGCCACAACTCCTTGTATTTTTCAAGCGTTACTTCGTGCCAATCGTCCGGTAAAGTAATTTTCATCTTATGTAATATGATCGGTTTCTGTGGGCAAGCTTATTTAAACACACGTAACGTATTGCGTCTATGCTGTGATTCCACGCATCCTTTGGCGTTGGCAATGTGCGCCCATCCTTGTCTGTCATCCACTGATAGTTTCTAAACTCTTTCTGTACATCTAGGCTATCATCCTTTATGTGCAACTTATGCCTGCGCATTATGTCAATGCCATTGCGTATGCTGTCCGCTCCCTTCTTTGCAGGCTTTACATTGTAACTCATACGGTGCAATTCCGTAATGCTTTTAGGCTCTGCGCTGTCTGCAATTATTTCTTGATGACGTGTGATGCCTAGCTTTTCAAACTCTCTCGCTAAGTCTTGATTTGTAAGCCCACCTGAATATAGTTTTTGCTCTATGTACAACTCATCCCCCCTTGCATACACTGCAACAAGTGCAGCAGGATCGGACGCGAAACCAAAATCAAGACCATAAGCAACGAAGTCCACATTCTCAGGTAGGTTAACATATTGATGCGTTTGAAATATTGTAGTCTTTGATACGCCCCTTTCGCCTAGCCCATAGATGCGCCAATAGTTATCATCTGTTTCTTTTAAGCGTTCAATTTCCTGGACAGTTTCTTCGCTTAAATGTGGATTGTCTTTATAAGTGCTTTGGAAAAACGCGCAATCTTCCCTAGGTATTACATGGTCGTACAGCCAATGGTACTCCATCGACGGGTTAAAATCCAATACACACTTCCAAGTGGTTCTTAATAAAAGCTGAGTAAACATATCAAATGACAACTCGTTAGCTTCGTTACAATAAAGTATATCTCGCTTCCTTCCCCTTATCCGCGATTCCTGCTCTACGGCTATAAACTCCCAAGTATTGCCGAATAAGTCGTATGTGCTTTCTGTCTTGTTGTGGTAAGCCTCACTATACACTCCTTCCTTTTGTAGAATTTCAATGAAGTCACGCAGTACTGATCCGCGTAATGATGGAAACGTTCTACGCACAACTGTTATGACTAATCCTGAATTGACGTTGTTATAACATATCTCTATTAAGACCTGCAAGCTGCTCCAAGTCTTTCCGCTACGCGTTCCACCTTGCAAGCAAGCAATGCGCTTCCGGTTTGACTTTAAGTCATAATAACTTTTGGGCTGCTTCACTCTTCTAGCAGTGGGTTGTCTTCTGATGAATCCTCATTCGCTAACACTTCGTCAAACCAAGAAGGTTTCCCTTGTGGTTCATTAATAGTAACGTCTTGCTCTAACTGTTTAGGCATGAAGTATGGGAACAAACTACTTAGAGCTTTTAGATACTTTTCTGCGCTTTCTTCCCTTAGTAGTTGCAAACTGTTATGTACGTGATCTAATTCCTCCTCCATTATGCCAACAAACAATGATTTGCTTGCTTCGCTTACCTTATTGTTTTTTCCCTTTGGTCTTCCTTTGCCCTGTGTGTTCCCTTTTATAAATGGCATTCTATGTTATTCTATGTTATTTTAACATGGATTCGTAATCCTTGATAGACTCAAATATACGATGTGCTACTTGTGGCACTATGGCGTTGCCGTATCCTTTAATGCTATCTCTTCTCCACCTTGGAAAGGTAATACCGTCCAATTCTTTGGGAATCCCATCATCTCTTCCACAAACAGGGGAGACAGTTGGGAATTTTTCCCAGTCATTACTTGCGTTGCCAAATTGGGCATTGTTGTCCCGTTTGGGTACTTCTCCATTCTTGCTTTGAACTTCTCCGTGTCGTGAACTGGTTCCGATGTTGTTGGAGTTAAAAGCAAACCTATTTTTTTCATAGTCGGCTTGTATTCGCTCATTACCTCCTGTGCTAACGTTCCCGAATCCCCACTCTTTGGATTCTTCTTGCCGCTTGTTACTTCCCCGTCCATCACAGTCGGTGTTTTTAGCAACAATCCACACTCTGTCGCGTCTGTGGGGAGCGTTGACGGCACAACATGGTATAATAAACGATTGGACGGAGTACCCAATAGCTTCCAAGTCAGAGCAACACGTTTCGAATACCAATCCTTCCGACCAATTAACAAGCCCCCGAACGTTCTCTCCCAAGACCCAACGGGGTTTACACTCTCCGATAACTCTAAGCATCTCTTTCCACAAGTAGCGTTCATCCTCTGTTCCTTTTCTTTTTCCTGCAACGCTAAATGGTTGGCAAGGGAATCCTCCGCTAAGGATGTCAACTCGTCCATTATACTGAGTTGCATTAAATTCTTTGATGTCGCCATGTTGATCTGCTTTAGGAAAATGATGCTTTAATACTTTGCGCGGAAACTCCTCCCATTCACAATTGAATACGTTAGTAAACCCTGACCATTCCGCCGCAAGGTCAAAGCCCCCAATGCCACTAAACAAACTTGCGTGTGTCATTCGTCCGCAAAAATCATTCGCACTTCTGTCTTCCCTCCCCCTTCAGGAACTACAGCATAAATTTGTTTAATCCACTTATTGTTATATCCCTTCGCTACCCATTTGTCATATCTTTCACGCTTACGCTCAAGAATTACGTGTTGCTGTTCTTCTTCGTTATAGGTTAACCTGTATGCTCCGTAAGGATCAAAAGTAACTATGCCTTTGTCGTGCATCTCACTTAGTCTTGCGGATGCTGTTTGATTCTTCAGCCCTAAATCAAACTCAACCATCTGTAAACTTGTCGCTCCTTTTTCTTTTAAGTACGCTTGTATCTGCTGCTCAATAGATAGTTTCTTAGGCTTTATTTCTTCGTGCGCCAGGTGTGATTTGTTACTCATCTTCTAGTCTGCTTTTAAAGTGTTTAATAATTTTCTCTGTTTTTACCTTGTAGTAGTCCTTAAACTCCCCTTCTCCTCCTTCCTGCTTGTACAGCTTAAAAAGTACAGCACGTAACCTTTGGCTTTGTGTCTTCTTCTTATCGTACAAGTCTAATTCGATGCTGTCCAATTGCTCTACCGGCACAGCTTCTTGCGGGTCATCTTCTGCTCTAAAGTACAATATACCAAAACCATCTAACACTGCATCAATATTCATTACCTCTTCGCTTGTCATCTCCTGTGTCACAAAGCGTAATGATATTGTTCTGTCCTTTCGTCTTTGGTATCCGTCTAGTTGTGCTGCGCTTATTATTCGCATGAAGCTAAGTATGCTTTTTCTAGCAATTCACCATCCTTTAAGTAACACGTTTTGCACCCCATCTTTTTAATTTTTCTCCCAAAGGTGTTAAAGTATATGCTTATAAATATTTCTTGCCATGCCATATCTACTTCTGCGCCTACCTTCAGCTTAGGCTGTATGACTTTTTCAAACAACAGTTGATCCGCTTTGCTCATGTCATGCTGTCGAGGATAGTTTTTGTTTAGCCAAGCTTTGCGCTTATCGCATCCACAATCAGTATTAGTCAATTCTGCTACTTTATCGACTACTGCCTTAATGCCTGTTGCTTTAGTAATCTTTTCTATGTCGTCACCTAAGCCTATCGACTTCGTTGATTTTTTCCTGTATTTTCTTTTTGGCTTTGTTGATGCTTCTGTAGAGTGTTTGTCTTGCGATTCCTGTTGCATGTGAAAATGTGTCTAGTGTGTGATTATGAAGATAGTAAGCTTTAAAAACTTCTCTATCAAACCATTGTAATTCCTCTAATATATTATAAACTGTGCCTAACTGCTTTGCCGATCTGTTTTCTATCTCTTCTAAAATTGTATCCCTGGACGCGATTAACTCCGTGTCGTACTGTGTTCTTAGTGTTTCCCATTGCCTATGCTTTTTGTAAAAATGACTTGTTTTGCTCCAACTGCTGACATTCAAGGCTCGACATATGTACGGTAGCATCTCACCCCGATTGCATAATGCATCTAATCTATCTTGTTTTTCTAAGAATTTAATGAGCATGTCGTGCAGTAAATCTTCAGCATATTTTTCGCCTACATACTTTTTTGACACTGACAGAAGCAGCGCATAGTTTTCATTTATGAAGTTCTCGAAACAAGTCATCGTACTTTTTGCGCATTTCTTGCAACTCTTGTATACTAAAGGTACGATGTTGATTGCTCATATACAGTATTTTATCAGCCGTCCCTTCGCCATACATGCTATCCAAACGTTGCGCGTAAACAAACTGCTGACCACCGAGAAAACCGTTGCAGCGTTTACACTGACTCCAAATATTAGCAAGCCCATTTTCGGGATCATACAAGTACCTCGTGCTAAGTTTTCCTCGTGTAATAAAATGTCCGCAATCCATAGTCTTCCAAGGTTTTTTGACACCACAAGTTATGCAGGTGCTGTAACCTGAATCATCGCTTTGGCTTGCTCTAACATATCGGCTTATTGATGCGTCTAGTTTAGCTTTCTCCTTTGGTTTACTTGTCTTCTTCGCCATAATCAAAATCTGCATGTTCAAAGCAAGAACTACATAAATCGGTATCCCTATGTGGACTTGAACCACAACACGTACTTAAATATTCATTCATCTTTCCAATCGTTTTTGTTTCTTAACCTTGTACCTATGCCCTGTCCCTTTGGCTTATGCTCTTTAATTTTTAAACTGTCGTATATATCCGTCAAGCCTAAAGGTTCTAAAGCTTCTTCATTCCTTTCCAGGGTTTTATCTTTTTCTGCTCGCACTCTATCTTCTAAAATTTGCGCTCTTGTTTCGCCACAGTAATTTTCGATAAACCCTAAAATCTCAGCAGTTTTTAAACGTTCAAACAGCTTGCCAAATTTGCCCTTACGAACCCAATCAAATATTATTTTAATTTCCTCAAGCCGTAGTGTTGGGTGATCATCAATAATGGCACGACAGCAAAACATAAGTTCTTCGTCTGTTCCTATCGTTGTCTTACAATTCATATCCTTTATCAACCTTCCAACTTCAGCCACAATCCATGCGCGAACAATTTCAGGCGCAACACTTAGCGCAACCTTTATGTTAGTTCCTTCATCCCACGCTTGCAATGGTGTAATGCCCTGCGTATTATCCTTCAGTAACGAAAGACTTAATTGATTCAGCGTTAAAGTTTTGCTTTTGGAATCCTTTTTTATTTGCTGCATGTTCCTTTTGTCTTCTTGCCCATGTACGAGCAGTTGCTTTCCAATCCATAATTTTATTGCCTCCTTTTAATGTCCAATCTGTTTGGTCATACCAATCCATAAATGGTCGTGCTTGGTCAGAATAACCTAATTCTGCAAAGTAATTTATACAATCCTCAATATTTTGCGGTCTGTCTTCTTTCATTGAATTAGTCATTGAATTAGTACCTGTATTAGTATGCCTCACTTTTTTCCGGTTGTCATCCGCACTTTCTTCCGGTTGTGACCCGTAATTTATTGAGGTATCTAACCGTAATATTCGACGGCTTGTGCCATTGATTTGCTTACGTGTTCTAATCACATAACCCAACGCAACTAATTTGCGCAGACTTTTTTCTACGCTACTAACGCTTACTTGCAAATGTTCTGATAGATGCTCATTGCTTACAAAGCATTCCCTATTGTTTTTGCTAAAGCTATCAATTTCTACAAGTAAAATTTTTTGACTCCAGGACAGTTCACTATCTAAATAAATGTGTGCAGGAATCCAAACGCCCTTAAATAGCCGATTGCTCATGGTGTTTTGTATTTGGTTGTTTTCAGCTTATGGTTTAACTCAATGTTTATTGCGTCAATTTGATTGCTAATCAATTGAAGCTTGTACGATTGTGGCGTGTACAAATGCAAGTAAAGAAGTTGGTTTCGCAATTGCACTAACTGCGCACTACTTAGATTGCAAGTGCTTAACATCGTCGCACCGTTCTTCAATCATCCTTACCACTTCTTCTACAGGTGTATCACTCCATTTTGCAATACTGTTAACGTGCATAAACAATTTCTTAGGATCGTTCATGTACCATTTATTTACAGTGTTCATATGAAGTTCAAGGGATTCGCTTAAATGCCCCTGCGTTCCAAATTTTACCTTAATGAATGTTCCTAAAGTCATTTCTTAATTCGTCTAAAATGTTCAATAACATCAAAGCGTTTTGCTTCGTTTCTTCTGCTGAATCAGAAAATGCTGCTGCGTGACCTACAGCCCATTTTAAATCCTCCGGCAATGGCTCATGTACATAGCTAAATTCTACTGCACTGCCGTCTTCAAGTGTTTGCTTTAGTTTCCCCATTAGAAAGGCAAATCTGAGTTTTCATCAAACTTGAATTCTTCCATGTTGTCACGCATATTTAAAAACATTCGCGCCTGGCTTGCAATTTCATTTGGCGTTAACTGTCCTGCTGACGTAGTGACTAGCTGTAGGTAAGTTAATGCCGTAGTTATCGCCCATGAGTTACCAATGTTTTTCTGCACCAATGAATCATCTACACTATTACCACCACCTTTGCCTTTCCACTGCGATTTTGGCTTACTCAAAGACATGCGTTTGTTACCGCCTTTATCTTCCCACTCTTTGGTTACTTCGCATTCATCGCCTACTTGCCAACGCTTTTCACTTTGTGCCGTTACAATTGCCGTGCGTTGATCGTCAAGCAGCACTTCATAGTTAAAGCAGTCTACACCTTGGTCATTTTTCCAAGGCTTACCTGATGACTGCATTTGGATAATTTTGTTCATCTCAATTATTATTTTGGTTGTTTACTTCACTTAAAATTTTCTCCCACGCCAAAACACCATACAAATCTTCTGTATGATTTGTCACGTCAATTGATGTTCCTTTTGCGTCTACTAAATAAATCATTTCTATATCAAATTCTTCAGGATCAGGCGGTACATCATGATCGTTACTTAATCCACCTGCATAGTATTTATATGACACTTCTAAATGCAAGTCGTCATTTACCTCTATGTGTATTGTATTCATAGGTTGCTGTCTATTCGTTTAAATTTTGCTATCTGCTCCTCACATTCGCGCAAAGCAAGACTGCAAGTATCAAGTAACATTGAATTGTCCCCTGATTCTCGCAGTCCTTTACACAACATAAAAAGCATAGTTGCGCGTTGCGTGTACCTCTTGTACACGGCTTTGTTTACTCTATTACCCTTCATACCTCGTAGCCTAAACCAATTAAACATTGACTCCAATACTTGAAAAGCCGTCCATGCCGTCGTGACCTTTGTGGAATTTTAAGGATTTAATTCCGTAACCTTTTGCTTTGGTATTTTTCATATCTCTAATATAGGCAAAAAAACCCATATAACGTAAAAATCCCCCATGCAGTTATGCACAGGGGATCGTTAACCATAGGAGAAAACTAAGTAACACCAAAGCAGAAGGTTTTACCTACACAAGTATATTACTTGTTTCTGTTCTTTCCTAGCACTACTGCTTGTAATATCCTGGACAGTACGTTTACGATACGATCATCTTTTTTTGTTTCTGTCAAAGCTGTAAGTGTACCTGCTGCAACAAGCACAACATTTAAAATTTCACTCCAGTACATCGTTAAAAATTCCATGTTTATTTATTTAAAAATTTATACTTCTCCTGCACATTAAAACTAGGGCATGCTTTACTACTAAATTCATTATGTCCATGAACGGTGCAATGCCCAAATACGGTTCTGATGCTGTTTACTAAGGTTAACAATGCTACTTCTTGCTGCATTGTCATTGTGTCTTTTGGTGTGTAGTTTTTATCTAAACCACCAACATACGCAATACCTATACTGTCTTCATTATGTCCTTTGGTGTGCGATCCCTGCTTCTGCACATCTCTTCCTTTGGCAATTTCACCGTTAGCATAGATTACATAATGGTAACCAATTTCTGACCATCCCCTTTTTCTATGCCACAAATCAATGGTAGATGCTTTTAACTCTAAGCCTTTAACTGTCGCTGTGCAGTGTAAAATTATGCGATCAATGCTTCTCACAGCAAACAAATTAAGCATAAAACCAATCCTATCACACCGACTTTGACCATGTTAAAACTGTCTTCGTATTGCCTTTTCGATTTCATTCAATCCCTTTTTTGGCGAGCAAAATTTTAATCTCATTAACTCCATCAAGCAACACATCCAGGCTTTGCTGTACACGTGTTTCTTGCTTCTCCAAAGAATGCAGTCGACTTTTTACTTTGGTAAGTTCGTTTTCCATCTTCACGTAAGTTCCGATTATCCCACCTACCGCACCTACTGCTACGCTAATCAGTTCGTAATTCATATTCCCAAGGTTTAGTTGCTATTAAAGCCAACGTTTCTTCATAAGTCAATTTGCCAACCATTGTTTCAGGAACATCTATATACTCCATTATAAACTCTGTCCTGTCATTGTTCCATCTTACGCTATCTTGGTACAACGTCATGTCTAAGTTGTCCATTTCATCTGCTTCATAGACTTGATATACCCTGCTGTTATGACTCATAATCCGTAGTATGCTTTTTGAGCGTTAAAGTTTTGTGTCCATTCAGCAGTTCCTAAGTCATCATCGTAAACATGATAGTCACCGACTTGCCCATTATAAAAACCTGACGTGGCAGTTTGACCTGATGCCATAAAGTTAACACTGCCAGCGACGCTAGTTGCTGAACCACCTGTAGTACTAATTAGTTGAGTCACTCCGTTAACATCACATTTCCACATTCTAATAAGCTTTGTTGTAGCATTTCTACTCCAACACATATAGAACCATTGATTGAAGGGAGCATACGATGGGTTGGATGGAACGTTGCTTAAACTATTAGCCTGATAATAAGAATATGTCCTACCGCTAAGGCGATAAAGTAGAACCCCACGACCTGCTGAATTAGACCAAACCCCATTTTGAATCATTACTCCTGATGCTCGAACATCAGGATTCAGCCACTGTCCAAACGACAGGTCAGCATTAGGCTGTGTAAATGAACTACTGATTAGAGTGTCATTAACTCCATCGCAATCGAAATTAGCAGGTTGAGTGCTACTGTAAGTTGCACCATTAACAGTTATATTATGACCGCTTACTGTATCCACTAAAGCACCACTTCCTGAATAAGTTGCAGGAGTATATCTTGATTTTAAATTAGCGGTAATAAACGGAGGAGTTGATGAAG